AATTGACAATTATCGAACCGATGAAGTGAATGAAGTGATTCGCATAACTCGTTCACTCTCAAAGCACATCGAAGAGAATAAAAAAGGACAAGCCATAAATAGTAATGACTTGTCCGGTTCAGTAGCGAGGGCAGGACTCGAACCTGCGACCTGTGGGGTATGAGCCGACCGAGCTACCACTGCTCCACCTCGCGGTATCCTCCCATCTGGCCACGGCTTTGATGCTATCGCTACCGTGGCGCTATCGGGGGGTTTATTTCATTAAGGCTGGAAGTCAGGCTTGATTTGCGCCTTCACAAAACCAAGAGCTTCGATGAGCTGCGGTAAGTCTCTGTGCTTCCATTTCACGCTGCCTTGGAATACTCTCACCTTACCGAATTCCTGCTCACCTTCAGGAGTGGCAAAGAATTGGCATAAGACTGGTTCAAGATCGCGGTCAAGTGGAGCAAACACTTTATACTCTTCCGTCACAAAGGCGATGCCCCAGTTGCGGGAGTTGTTCAGCGTATTGTGAAAGTGAAGATTTGCATCTACACCTTCATGCTTGTAGGTGAACTCATACTCGATGTGACCGAGGCGAGGCATACGACCAGCAAGACCTGCGACAGTTACCGGATTGGTTTTAGGCCAGTAGCCTTCAATGTCTTTTACCGGAACAATGTTAAAGGCAGTCTTCGCAGCGGTATAAGTCGTGGCGTCAATGATGGTCGGCAAATCAAATCCTTTCTTTACCAGAAAGAATCCAAGTATTCCCGTTCCCTCTTCCAGACAGTCGCCAGCATCAGTGTAAACGGCTGTGGATGTACCAATCGCTTCAGTACACGCATAAGCCACCGTGGCAAACAGCGATCCGCGCATAGGCACAGCACCGAACCATGTCACACAGATGTAGGTGACCAGGTAAAGTGTGGCCAGCGCAGAAAATACTGCGAGCACCGGAAGCTCTGCCGTAGCAGCAATCAGCACCGCGCTGATGAGCATCAGCATGATATCAAGAGCGCGGTATAAAATCTTATTTGCTTTCATGGCAATAAAATGGGTTTAAAAAGTGGGGTTAGGGCTGTGGTGCAGGCGAAGCTGTCAACTCCGCAATCTTTGCATTCGCAGCGTCGAGCTGTGCCTGCAAAGCTTTGGCGGCAGAAGGATTCTTCAGGTCATTAAGCCGGGCGATCTCTTTGTTGGCAGCCGTAAGATCAGCCTGTGCCTGCGTGTAAGATGCGGCCAATTCATCGTGCTTCGATTGCAAATCAGTGAGCTGACCAGATACTTCATCCAGCTTTATTTTCAGCGTTTCAACTTTTGCGGCGGTTGCATCTGGTGCCGGTGCTACCGGATTTTCAAAAATAGTAAAGGCTTTCTGCTCATCTTCAGAAAGCGCATCGAATTGGATTTCATTTTTAAACGTTCCGAATTCGTCGGCATAAAAGCAGCGTTCACCAGGAGAATCTTTGAATACTCCTTCCGCTAAAACTTTGAGCTCTTCCAAGCTGTACTTTGAACCTTTTGCACTTCCAATGTTATTGGTGCCAAGTGCTTGCCTCATGGCTAATTCTTGTTTGTCGATTACCATAAAAAATTTATTTAAACAGTTTTTTGATTTTTTTTAAGCTTTCCGTTACGATCCATCCGACGATAGCACCGAGAGTGGCGAGAACTAGAGTGTCCAATACTACCGCCCAACTCAGATTACTCCCTGGGAGTATGGCTACCACGAAGGCTTTCACAAGCCCAATGGTAGCGCCTATCGCGCTACCAATGGGATGAGATTCTACTGAGTGATTCACTTTCAAGGATTATTGCTGTACGATGGCAATTACACCGGCCTGATCAAAGCGCTCACGGCTTGCTCCTACACGCACCAAGGCACTGTAGTAGTCTCCTTGCATCAGCGCATCATTCTGGTTAGAGAATGGCTTCATTGAGCCGAGAGCAACGTGCACCTTATCGAAGTCAACCAACAAGGCACAGTTGTTATCAGTAGCGGCGTTTGTAACCGTCACATCAAGCGGGTCTTTGGCCAACGGAGTACCAGCATTGGTGAAGCGAGGCAACACATCGGTACGGATGATATCAAACCCGTGAATGCGAACCAGGTCACCGTTGTTGCTAAACTGAGCACCTACAACGGGCAAGTTGTAAAGCGTAGTTAGTACAGAGTCTCCCTTCAATTGAGTGTACATTGTTTCATCCATAATGATAGCCCTTCGTCCATCATTAATTTCTTGCTTGGTCTGAACAATCAATTGTTGTTTTGCCGATGCAACATCGGCCACCTGGAATTTATTTCTGTTACCGGTAGCACCAGGAAGGTTTAACCCTGCTGTTGATGCACCCGAAGTGCGGATGATGTTGGCACTGTTAAGAGTAGCCATACCGACGTTTTGTCCAAACCAACGATACAAGATGTTCTGTGCGGCTTTCTGGCCACCGCTATTCATCATGTCTTGCAGGATGTTGGCAATCTTGTCGTAGTTCAACTCGGACTTTTCAGCGTCAGAGATACGAACGGCATCAGAACTCAACACATCGATAGCGTAAGTGATATCGCTATCAACACGGTTAACTAAGTTAACGGGGAAGTTCTGACGGTTACGATACCAGTTTGGAACAGCACCAGCTTGCGGAATATGCACCACTGCATTATTCAACACGTTGCCGCTTCTGTCGCGAGCTTTCCTGATCCAGTCATACTTGCGGAACAAGTTCTCGGCAAGTACCTGGTCCCATATTTCAGTGAATACACCCAGTGCTAAATTGGCCTTTCGGGCATTCAGCAAGTCAGGATTTTTCACCAACACATAAAAACGAACGGCGGTCATGATCAACCCGAAGGCGACCATGCCAATGAGCATACTGGCTAACGAAACGTCAGCGGCAGACGCGAACACCGTTGCAAAAAGCAGCACCGATACGATGCTGAGCAAAAATTTAAAAATGGGTTTCATTGTCTTTGTTAGAAGTTTAAAAAGTGGATTAAATACTTGCCCAGGCTGCGTTGCCGGCGAACTGTGTTCCATCCCAGGTGAGCACATAGCGCTCAGTCTTATTGATCGCTCCTGCATTGGTTGCGCCTTTGATGGTGCTGGCTGCTGAGCCGAACGTAACACTGCGTGCCGTTCCACCCTGTACAATCTCCACTTGCACTTCAGCACCTTTGATAAGGTCCTGTGCTGCCTGCAAACTCAGGGTATAGTTTTGCGTTGTGGGAAGGTTGATCTTCGTCTTGGACGAGTTGATCGTACAGGTGATCGCCGCTGCATCGGCGGGGGACTGGATATCCATATCCGTCCACGGGAACTTGTTATAATTGGTAACTGCCATGGCTGGTTAGTTTTGGGGGTTAAAAGGTTTTCCGAACTGTGCCTGCCAGATGGCATCCAGATAAGCCTTGTCATTGGGGTCTGTGCTGGCACGTAGTTTATTCAGACCATTGCCGCGACTAAGTTTTTTGTACTCTTCGCGCAACTCTTCCTCGGTCTTGCCGACAGGGTTGTTTCCGCCTTCAGACTTGAGGTGCTTCGATACACCTTCAAAGGCGACAAGACTATCGAGTACCGCTTTCACTGAAGCATAACCTTCCTCTCCATTGCTGGCCAACTTTATAAAGTTGTCCTTCTGTGCAGGCAGGATTTTTTTTGCAGACAGCGCGGTATCAACCAAAGCAATGGCCTTGTCTTTGAGAAGCTTGGTCTTCTCATTCTCGACTTCAGTGCGTAGCGTGGCGATTTGATTTTCCAGCTCCGCTATTTTGCTGGACTTGGCACTCAACTGATTCACAAGCGTGGTCACCGACTCTGCTACCAGCTCTTCTGTTGCTGCTTCAGGAAGGTTAACCAACTTGCTCGCAGAGAGCGCGTGGATCACTTTTTTCATGGATAAATTGGGTTTGTTTGAGTTAAAAAAATTCTTGATGTCGTCGGTGGTTGTGCTTTCGCTCAGGCGTAGAGTACCTCTGCCAGCTAATGAAACTTTGCAGCAGTTTGGATTTGCTCCGATGTCAGTGATGCTTACTTCCTTCAACACACACTTCGTTACTGTCGGCAGTGTTTGTCCTGGAAGCATCAAGGCCGGGTCTTCACTCCATTCGAGTGCATCGAATCCGATGCTCGCCATATTGAGGATGCCCTTGTCGTACTTCGATGAAATCTTCATAGCGAAATCATCGTCAGTGTCAAACACAGGCGTAGCGATGAGCTGATTGCCTTGACGTGTCATTCCTGTCCAGTTTCCGATCGGCAGAATCTGATCATCATCATCGTCTTCACGACGAGTATGATCCCAAAGCATGATTGGATTTTTACTGAATAAGGAAAGATCAATTCCATCCGTGAGCACACGGAATCCATAACTATTTACAACACTTTCGTCGGTGATAATGATGGGCTTTGCTGGCATTGCGCTTTTTTTGTTCGCAGCAAAAGTGCAAAGCAGAGCAAAGCGAAAAAGGTCGCGAAATCAACGCAACAACTATGGTTGTCTAGTAAACAACTATAGCTGTTTAGTCTATTTAGCGGCCAGATAAAAAACCTTTTTTATCCCTCCTTTGCACACATGAGATTGAAGAAAACCGACAGCGAAGCACTACGCAATCGTGCTTATGAGCTGTACATGAACACCGGCATGAGCTACTCAGAGATAGCCGCTGCTGTCGGTGTCGGCAAAGACACGGTAGGCGATTGGGCCAAGCGCTACAACTGGCAGCAGAGCAAAGCCGCCAACAGCATGACGAAGGAAAAAAACATCAGCATGCTGCTGGTTCACATGAACAACCTTCTCGAAGAGATCAACAAACGAGAGAAAGGAAAACAGTACGCGACACCTGCTGAAAGTGATCAAATACTGAAGTGGACAAAAACGATTGATCAACTCAGTGGCCGCACTTCACTCCCCGATTATTTCAATGTCATCACCGAGTTTTTAAAATATCTCAATGGCACAAATCCTGAGTCAGCGAAAAATATAGCCGACCTAAGCAAAGAGTTTTTACAGATAAAAACGAGAGAGCTTGAAAAATGAGTAGCGCAAAAAAACTCGCACGAGACTTTGATGAATTCATCAAACAGATTAAAAGTAGCACTCCCGCAGAGATGGGAGAATCGCCACATCGTCGGCGTGAACGCGTCAATAATTTGATGACTCACTGGCCAAGTTTTATGAAGTACTATTTTCCAAAATGGGCTAAGAGTGATTTTGCTCCATTTCACCTACGTTGTGGAAATGCCGTAATGGAATGGCCGGAAAAAAAAATGATCGTTGCATGGGCGATGGCGCGCAACTTGTCAAAGACTACTTTCTGGCAGATGATGGCGATGTACATAAACTGTCGCTACATCATGAAACTCAGAAAAGGTTTCGAGGCAGGCTTGTGGATGAGTCAAAATAAGGACCTTTCAATGCGAGACCTTTATCCAATAATGCTTCAGTTCGAGCATAATAATCGACTGAAAAATGATTTTGGAGAATTTAAAACGCTTGGCCAATGGGAGCAACAATATTTCGTTACCCAACAAGGCATTAGCTGGCTCGCTCTGGGTAAGGAACAAAGTCCCCGAGGAACTAAAAATGAAGATGTCCGGGTAAATTTTCATATATGGAATGACTTTGACGATGATGAGGAATGCCAAAATCCAAATCGTCTTGATAAAACATGGGAGCGTCTCTCAAAAGCTTACCTAGGTACCCTTGATGTAAGTGGAGAAGGACTTATAGTGGGGCTAAACAATATCATTCACGAAAAAAGCCTCATGAAACGTCTGATCGAAATTGCAGACTGGTCTGAAATTGTTAACCTACTAGACAATCGCGGAAGACCTACATGGAGCAGATTTTCTTTATCAGATTGTCAGTACATGATTAAGAAAATGGGGCCGCTGGCATCGCAAAGCGAATACTTTAATAACCCGATTACCGAGGGTAAAGTATTTAGAAAAGAATGGATGCAGTGGAAATCGATGTCTGACTTAAAAGGGTACGTTGCTTTAATTGCTTATCTCGACCCAAGTTTCTCGGACAAAAAGAATAGTGACCATAAAAGTTGGTTGTTGCTTGGACTAAAGGATTCTCAGATTCATGTAATAAAAGCCTTTTGTGATCGCGCGAGTATTGAGGAAATGGTAGAATGGGGATACCAGATTGAAAAGTATGTAAAGGAGAAAAATGAAGTTTGTGAATTCTTTATGGAGGACGTGTTCTACCAATCCCTTCTTTATAAAGATTTTGCGGCGGCAGCAAAATCCAAAGGCTGGCCAATACCAGTTCAAGGTGATAAGAGAGATAAACCTGACAAAGACAGACGCATAAGTGCCTGCCAAGGATATTTCGAAAGAGGAGAGGTCTATTTCAATCTCGATGAAAAGACCAATCACCACATGGAAAATCTACTCTTTCAATTCACATCATTTGAATCCGGCAAAACAACGATTAAAAAAGATGGCCCTGATGCTTTTGAAGGTGGTAAGCATCTTCTATTTGAAAAAGTACAAACACAAGGCGACCCTCTTTATGGCAGGCTTTCCAAACCCAAAAATTTATACTGATGGCTTTTTTAGTAGATACCGATTATAAAGCGCAAGTGAAAGACGACATCCTTGCGATGATTATCGAAAACACCAACAGCCTGCGCACCGATGCAGAGCTGAAGACCGAGGCGCAGATAACCGGGTACCTGCGCATACGTGGCTACAATACCGGCGCAATATTTGGCGCATCAGGTATCGCACGCAATGCGCACCTGGTGATGATCTACATTGATATGGTGCTGTACCACCTGCATAGCCGCATCAGCCCAGGGCAGGTACCGGTAACCCGATCAGACCGCTACAGTGATGCCATAAAGTGGCTTGAAATGGTCAGCCAGGGAAGTCTTGCACCTGATCTGCCGGTACTGGCTCTGGACGACAACGGAATCAACAAGCAAAGTGTGGTCGTGGCAGGTTCTGGCACGCCGCGTAACCACTACTACTAATCCAATGGCAACAAAGGTATTTAGCACCCCTTTAACAAGGCTTTGGTTTGACGATATCCAAAATCTCGACCTCTCGCCCCTTTCAGGGTGCGCTCTTTTTAAATCGAAAATTTGACCCAATGGCAAAAAAGACATCAAAACCCACTACCGAAGCACTTCCACCACAGACTAACGAAGTACCTGATCTGGCTAAAAAGCCGATCATTATCCAGGACAACACCGTAACGGTCTATCAACTCTACCGCGGCAATCAGGATATTGCTTCCTGGTATCAGGCTGTAAAGACTGCCGAGCTGCTTCGCAATCCAAACCGTCGCTATCTCCTTAACACGTATGTGGACATCACCATCGACCTGCACCTGACGGCCATGATGGAGAAAAGAATCAGGGCTGTGAAGACCGTGCCTTTCGAATGGGATGGACTTGTCAATGATGCCGTAAAGGAAAATTTTAAGGCTCCGTGGTTTATCGAAACGATCAAGCACATCATGAGCAGCATATTTTGGGGTACTACGCTGATCGAGTTTGAAACCGGCGAAGATGGCTTGATTGCAGAATCCGAACTGGTGCCCAGGCAGAACGTAAAACCGGAGTTCGGTATCATTAGCGTTGATGGATTCAGCCAGCAGGGCATACCCTACCGCGAAGGCATCTATCAAAACTATCTGTTAGAGGTAGGGCATAAGCGTGATCTTGGACTGTTAGCCAAGCTGGCACCCTACGTCTTGATGAAGCGGATGAACCTCGCCGACTTCAGCCGGTACAACGAAATGTTTGGCCACGATTTGCGCGTCTATTATTATGACCCAAGCAAGCCCGACGCTAAAGCCAAGGTAGAAGCCAGCGCCAAAGACTATGGCACCGCCGCCTATATAGTACTTCCGCAGAATTACGGCAACGTCGATTTCAAGGCGAGCAACAAGCAGAGCAGCGCGGCGATGTATAAGGAGCTGCACGATATTCTCAACGATGAGATCACCATAGGCATTTTAGGGCAGACGCTTACCACCAGCGTGAACAGCAAAGGAGGAAGCCGTGCGCTTGGCGACGTGCATAAGGATGTCGAGGGAAGCATCAACATGGAAGACCGACTCATGTGCGAGTACGTGCTGAATTATCCTTTTAAAAAGAACATCCTTATTCCTCACGGTTATCCAATGGATGGAGTAAAGGGAGCTTTCAAGCTTACCGAGGAAGTGGATATTGAGACTAAGCAAACTATGTGGATGGACTTGATCGATCGCGGGTTTCCTATCGCGAGCGAAGACATCTATGCTGAGTTTGGCATCCCTGATCCAGCCGATCGGCCTATCTTCATAAAAACACCTACCGCTCCACCTGCTCCTGATCCTGCCGATCCAACCGATCCGAAACAAACGGACCCGAATAATGAAGACCCAAATTCACAGCCCGGAGGTGCAGGCAAAAAAAAGCCTCAAGGCGAAAAGCTAAGCGCTAAGCTTCAAAAACTTTATGCGCGGCAGTGTCCGGTTTGCAGCGGAAGTAACCTATCGACGCGAGGTATCATCACGCTTGGGTACAAAGATGATCTCAGTGAGGTGATTGATGCGATCATCGCTAAAATGAAACAGGGCGACCTGAAGCCGGGAAGTGTTGATCCTGATCTTTATGAACTGATTGGCTCTCGCCTGTTTGATGCCGTTGAGCGCGGCTACGGCACCACCATTGACGCCGGTGCGCAGGTGGCCAAAGACACGCTCATGGCACTGCGCGACAATGTATATCGGTTCAGCGCTTTCAAAACCTACCACTTTATTCAGGAGGCTAATACGCTTTTGAAGAATGAAGATGGCACGCTAAAATCATTCGCCGATTTCAAAAAGGATATTCTTCAGCTCAGTAAGGAGTATAACATCAACCTGCTGCGCACAGAATACAATCAAGCTAGAGCAGCCAGCCGGATGGCACAGAAGTGGCAGCAGTTTAAAACTGATCAAGCTGCGCTACCGCTCCTTCAGTATGTTACCGTGGGCGACGGACGGGTACGCAAAGCTCACCAGGCGCTCAATGGTATCACACGACCTGTTAATGATGCCTTCTGGAAGAGCCCTGCATCACACCTGCCTCCTTTGGATTGGAATTGCCGGTGTACGGTGAAACAACTAGCCGCAGGAGACATCACGGACGTGAACTTTGAAAAGCTGCCGGAAATCAAAAAAGGATTTGGGTATAACTGGGGCGAAGAAAAGTTTGTGTTCCCGCCGGATCATCCGCAGTTCACGGTCAATCCAGGCGACATACAGAGTGCCAATGACAACTTCGATTTGCCTTTACCATCTTAAAAATTTAAACCTCGGGGACAGGAGTCATCTGAACAAATATACTTATGAACAAACCAAAGATTGGTAGGATTGTGATTTACAAGACTACAGAACAAGACAAGAAAAACTTCAGAGATGGTTTTGAGCATGCCAACGTTGTGGATGAACTTCCTGCCGTGATCGTTAACGTTTGGAGCGACACGTGTGTGAATGTAAAAGTTCTGACAGACGGAAGAACCCAAGACCTGTGGAAGACCAGTATCAACCAGGGTGATCAGGCCGGTAATTGGAATTGGCCAGTGATCGAGTAAAGTAATAGAGGAATGGAGCGGCTTTAAAAAACCGCTCCATTCAACTTTAAAACTTTCAAAAATGGCATCCCTGGAACAGTGCATTAGCAACCTTAAAACACTCAAAGAACAGCTCCCAAAGATTGCTGCTAATGAGATGGTGAACTATGCCCTGGACAACATCAAGGCAGGCACCGACATCAACGGCAGGCAGTTTAAACCACGCAAGGCAGGCACAAAGCGCAACGCTGGCAGAGCCATATTGGTTGATACCGGCGATGGCCGCAGAAGCTTACGCGGTGTAGCCGATAGCAGGGGAGCACATCTGGAAGGGATTGACTACATGATTTACAACAATGAAGGAGTGAATGAAACCGTAAGTAAGCGCAGCCGAAAAGGCAAGGAGTTTCAGGCACACATGAATTTACCACAGCGTCAGTACTCCGGCAAAAGTCCAGAGCAGACTAGCCGGATAGAAAATATTATCGCCACCAAAATAGTGCAAGCACTTACCTGATATGGAAAAGAAAATATTTGACGAGATCGTCAACCGCCTCAATGATCCCACAGTAATTACATACCTCGGCACAGGCGCAGTAAAGACAATTGCCTGGTTTGAAGACCAGGTGGAGCAATCCATGGCAAAGGAGGTAGAGAACCACCCGTTTGAATGCCCTGCCGTGTTCATTGAGTTTGCCAATACCGTGTACGACAACACCGTGCGCAACCGTCAGCACGGCAAAGGCCGAGTTACATTACACATCGTGCAGCGTCGCATTGGTCAGGATGGCAAAAGCTCATCTACCACCTTCAGCACTTTCGATGCCACTATTGGGTATAAAGACAATTTTATTAACCTGTTTGATGGGTTTAAGCTGCCGTGCGCAGCATTGCTCACGCTCACCGACACAGAGGTTGACCATAAGAACAGGCCACTTCGAAACGATAAAGTAACCTTTGGCTGGAAGTATTCAAGAAAAAAGCCCAGCGGTCTGCCGGGCTTCTGAAGCGGGTGTATTTTTATTTAGCCTTCAATTGTCTTCACCTCTTATGGTTTCGGATAATCCTTCAATTGTATATTCAAGTTCATCGGTCTTTTCTTCGCAGATTGCTACGCACTGATCCGCCAGATCGTATAAATGCGAGCTAACTGGCTGGCCAATTTGCCTGTTTTTCGTAAAGAGATCAATAAACTTTAACCTCAAAACATTCTTCTCATCAGCGGTCATATTTCCTTAATCGTTTAAGTAAATTCATAGTAATCGTTATCTCCCTTAATCGTGGTGATGAATGGGAACTTGTTTTCGGGTACCCGGTTGATCATGTCGATCAGCACCGTTGACCCGGTAAATACAATCCTCTTTTCACCTCCCTTTTCGATCTGCAAAGTAAGCAATTGCGTGCCGTCCTTTTTCTTTGACGGCTCGATCTTGAAAGCGAAAACGGTGATGGGAGTGTTAAACAGCTTTTGAACAGCTATTTTTTCACCTACGAAAGCCTTGAGCTTTGGCTTGATGTCGAAGTCTTTAAAGTTGTTGATCATGGTTTAATAGTTTTTTGGTTAAATGTTTCGCATCACAGTGACCCAGCCATCCGAGATATGAAGCCTTCGACGGGTGGTTTGGATTCTTCGCCAGCTTGCGGGCAAAGTTCTTTTTGATTTCCTTCCTGATTCTGATGTGCGAGTGCCTGAACACATAGCCCACAAAGTCAATGCCTCGCACCTCTACCGGAAACACCTGGTGATTCTCTTTCACTTCCAGTTTCAACCCCTTCAGATACTCTTCGATGTCAATGAGTAGCTTGTGCAGCGTGGGTTTGTCACCCGCCAAGATCACAATGTCGTCGGCATAGCGATAATAGTACTTTACTTTCTTTTGCTCTTTCAGCCAGTGGTCAAAATACGACAGGTAGAAGTTAGCAAGGTATTGGCTGAGGTAGTTGCCTATCGGCAAGCCGGGCGCGCTGTCAACAATCTCGTCCAGCAACCAAAGCAAATCTTTGTCTTTAAATTTCCGTCTCAACAAACCCTTCATCACGTCATGATCAATCGACGGATAGAATTTCTTAATGTCGAGCTTCAGGCAGTACCGTGTGCCTTCAATATCTTTTAAGTCGTGGCGCAGCTTGCGCAACAGCAAGTGTATGCCACGCTTTTTAATGCAACTGTAAGTGTCTGTGGTGAACGACTCCACAAAGATTGGTTCAAGCACGTTCATGATCGCATGGTGCGTGATCCGGTCAGGAAAGTAAGGCAACCGGTAAACGGTCCTTTCCTTCGGTTCGAAGATGTTAAAAACATCATACTCAGAAGTGTGGTAAGTCTTGCTTTCCAATAGGTCCTGAAGGACCAGCAGATTACCTTCCTGGTTCTGGTTATGAATGAGAACGCCGTAGTGATTTGATTTGCCCTTTTGCGCTTTCGCGTCTGCCTCATGAAGGTTTTTCAGGCTGGTTATTTTGTGGTAGATGTTACCAATTCTTTTCATTGCCTTTGCTTTTCGTAAGTCGCCTTCTCCGCAGATACCAACGCCTTAGATTTCGTTTAAAGTAATCTTTTGCTAATCCCTTGTTTCGGGAGCACGGCCTGCAATGGTGTATCTTTCAGCATAGGTGCGAGCTGACATTCGAATTCGAATTCCAATTATCGTAGTCGTTGTACTGAAACCCGGAGGAACCGCCCATACCATCACACAGCCTTTTTTTTATTTTACAATAAGAAATAATCCTTGTACAGCTTCACGAACTGCTTCCCGATTTGCATTGCCAGCTCCGCGGACTTGTAGCAAAGGCGCGAGCCGACAACCGAATCCGAACCCCAACCATCGCAGACGTCGCACCGAAACCCGGAGGAACCGCCCATTTCAAACCAAGGGTAGTACTTGTATTCATCGTAATTGTTCCAATCAGGTTTCCATTCTTTGCCATCATTGGCAATTCGGTTTGCTGCCCTTGCGATGATCACAAGCTTTGCATGTGCATCCATTGCCTTTCTGTCCTGTTTAGGATAAGCACTGAAATCAGGAAGTACCTTTTTTGCGTCGAGACCCTCAACCTTGCAAGCGTCTTCAAACGTCTTTATTTGTTTGATCGTTTTCATAGTCAGATAAGCATGAACTTTTTATAAACTTCCGTAAACTGATTGCCTGCGTAGCTCGCCAGCTCAGCGGACTTGAAGCAAAGGCGCGAGCCGACATACGAAGCCGAACCCCAATGATCGCAGTCGTAGTACCGAAACCCGGAGGAACCGCCCATGTAGAAATATGGAATAAACTTCCTCTCGTTGCCATCACTCCAATTTGGATACCATCCTTCATTGAGTGATCTGGCGAGCAGTTTCACGATGCGATAAGCAACTTCATCTGCTTCTAGGCCTTCACACATCTTGTCGAACTCTGCTTGCGTGATCGAATTGTCGGCGAGAATATCCGCGACCGTTTTAATTCGATCGGTCACTTTCTTAGGCTTCTCTTTGAATGTGAGTTTGCCAGATTGCTTATCGAAGGAATCTACTTCGTAGCCTTCAGGGATTTCAATGTTAATTGTTTTCATAGGTGGTTTACTTTTGGATTATCATGAATTTTTTAAATACATCTACGAACTTGGTGCCTGCATCTTTAGCCAGCTCAGCGGACTTGAAGCAAAGGCGCGAGCCGACACCCGAAGTCGAATACCAAGAAGCGTAGCCGCCGTACCGAAACCCGGAGGAACCGCCCATGTAGAACCACGCAAAATACTTGTCCCATTTTCCGTTGCTCCAATCAGGCTCCCAACCTTCGTTGTAAGCCTTTGCTATCAGTGTCGCAAGCTGATAGTTTACGATGTGCGCGTCAGCGCCAAACAATTCGAGTAATTTTTTATAGATGATTACCTCTGCATCTGTATCTCCAAGAGATACGAGAACGTCTTCAACGCTGTTGATCCGTTCTGTGAATTCTGTTTTTTCTGTGTTCATATAATTTGGGTTTAAAAAGTTTCTTTATGATTGTTTCCACACGCCATCCGTCTTCTGCCATCCAAGTGAGCGGAGGTGCGCCCAGTATCTGGTGAGCTTCGCAGTGTCATCACATATGTGCTTTTCATACTCCCGGTCATACACCGCTGGAAATTCTGCTTTCACGGGGGTGCCGTTAGTTGCCAAATCACGTACCTCGTTGTAGTGGCGTATGTAGTCGGTAATGGTTTTAAGCCCTTGCAGCGGGTATTGAGTAGCCTTTAAATAGGTGTTTACCAGCTGCTCGTTGACGGTGACGTGCGCAATGTTGGCGCGCTCTTCGCGGGTGGGTGTGTAGGTGATACCCTTGGCCTTTTTGTACATAAAGCTGAAGAGGGCCAGCTTGTCGCTGGCGCTGCGTGGCTTCAGCTCCTGCACCTTGATGCCGGTAAGGCTCTTCAGTGTTCCTTCATTCATGGTCACTGATGGCATCAGCGTGAATACTGCGTTGCTGTGGTCAAGCTCGTTGATGAAATGGACCAGCATGCCCTTGTCATAAAGCGCATAAGCCTGGCCGCGCACTCCATGTATAGTGATTTTGTAAGTCATTGGCATTAGTGGTTTTCGGCAAATCCTCCTGCCCAGGCATCGCCATCGTGTGACTCGAAAGCACGCAAGCTTTGCTTGGTTTCTTCTATCTCGTCTTCCAGCCGCATTTGCATTTCTACATCGGCATCGTCGTAAGCCATATCGAGCTGCCTTTGCAGATCGCGAAGCTTGTTCATGGATGCGGGACATTTAAGAGATCAAAGACAGCTGACTTGTAACCTTCGCTTTCGGACGGTCCCAGATAACAAAGTCTGAAGTGCCACCAAAGCGGTTACTTCCATTGTTATGGGCTACGAAGTTTTCAATCCGGACTTTGATGTCACATAAGTGACGAATACCGGCATTACTAGCGTAATGAGCTTTGTATGCGACCAGGATAAAGCTCTTGTGCTTGAACATTTCAAATAGCTTCTGTATTTGCTTCTCATTGAGAGGGAAAAAGCTAATGCTATCAATAATCTGCACGCGCCCGCTATTCGGCCTTTTAAGTTGTTCCAGATACCGCTCGAAATTATTGATTGAACAGTACGCAAATTTCCCGGCCTTTAATTCAGATAGCTTGTTGCGCATCACACTGCTTTGAATCTGCACGTGTTTGCCCTGTTCTACATTGTTAAGGCGAACCTTGCCGTAGTGTTCTGCTAGTATCTTGGCAACCTGAATTTGATACTCGGTCTTTCCGTGACCAGGATCGCCATCAGCGTACATAGTGAATCGCTTTGGCAAAACCCCAAGGTGGCTGCTCCAAGGATCAGGCAGCGTATTGCTTTCAAACTTCCAGTTAGCGATGTCCTTTGCTCCGTAAGTATGCGCTACTTTAGCGCGTGACTTCTTTTTTGTAGTTGCTTCCATGGTGGGCTTTTTTACTTTTTTATTTCGGCAGCTCCGCCGATAAAGAATGATAGCTCTTTGCGCAATTGCTGGCGTGCGTGGGCCTTGTCATAACCATCGATCGCTATGCGGAATGATGAAACGTGACCAAGGATGCGCGGATGATCAACAAAAACAGTGATCAAAAACTTGCGGGGATAAACTTTAGCGTCGGGCGTTTTCTTGCCGCGGATGTAGTTGAAGAATTTGATAAAAATATTCATATATGGTAATCGGGTTTAATGGCAACTTTGTAATTGATACTTGCTTTGTTCAGATCAACCGGCACAGTATCGCATCGCCGAATGATGCCCATAAGTGTGAATTCGTCTAAGAAATAATTTTCAGCAAACCACTTCAGCACGACATGGTATTTGTACTTCTTGTTAAGTGCGTTGTATAGGTCGCGAACCTCACGGTCCTTACACAACCTTCGATCTTTGGTCTGTACGCTCAGTGAGCGCTTGATACTTTTTGATTTGCGTTTGATCATATCTTCTTCAAGAAGTCTTTGGCTATGTTCTGCAACTGCGTGATAGCTTTTGAAAGCTCTTTATCGCTCATCTCATCAATTGCTTTTTTTACTACGCCCCTGTCTTTCATAAAGGCGTCAATCCTGTTTTTGCAAACCTGCCACCTGGGCATGACTACCTCTTCCGCAGAGCGCGGAGCCGCCCACTGCATAGTGTAGCCGATGGCCAGAAGCTTCTGCTTCATCTTCCATTTTCTTTGCCCGTTGAGTTGCGCGTGCTGCTGCGGAGTGAGGTGTGCCATGGCTAGCTTTTTTTATCGATAATTACCTCGACTGTATCTTCCTCGGTGAGCGACACACAATGATTGGCCAGCATTTTTTCACGGGCTTCATCATTGGTTAAAATGGCTTTTAACGGTGCCACCTTTATTTCAATTTTTACCAGCTCTGGGTAGTCCTGGACAAACTTGCTGTACACAAAACCTTCGCATGGCGATACAACCGTTTCTTTGCCGTAGTGGATATAACCACCGCGTAATACGATGTTTCCATCTTCGTCCTTCAGATCAGGGTTGATTTCGGCAAATCCGAACAGGTGAGCTTTCGCTGCCTTCTGGCGCTCGTTAGCCTGCGACTTCAGCGCAGTAAACTTGATGTACTCGCGCATGGCGCGGTTAGCCAATTGTAGCTGCGTGAGTGGTTTTCCTTTTTTTGCTTTGCTTTTTTTCATGATTATTTGGGTTAAAAAAATTCAGTTTTGACGGTTCCGTGATTGCTATTCCTTCCAGTTTGTACTTGACCATGATCTTGATGTATGCCTCCTTTAGCTCCTCATCATCCATGGATTTCTCCCGGTTCTGATATCCTCCTTTCATCGTATAGTCTTTATCAATTGATGATACCCTGCGTGCGTGATAGCTCCTTGCAAAAACTTGTTTTCAGGGTTGTGGTAGAACTCGTACATGGCCACATCATCCAGTGTATTATCGTGGTGATTCCACCAATTGATAAACAGCAGATCAAGTCTATGCCACTCACATTTCCAGAAGCCCCAGAACTGGCGTGTGCTTGCAATCATCGTCTGATCGTCGCCCTTGCAGCCAATGCTTTCAAGCCAGTCGTAGGCCTTCTCAAACATCATGGCATTTTGCTCGTCGGCGGTCAAGCCAGTGATGTCTTTGATCACTGCCTGCGTGCGGGCATGTTGAAGTTTGGCTCGTTCGATTTGCGTTTCCATTAGCTCAGTTTTTGGTGAATCTGCATCAGTAGGTTTCCTAGTTCGGGGTTCAGTGTGATGTCGTTGTCATACTCTACCGCCATCTGCCACAGGCATAATGCTTGCGACATCGTGAGCGATACCATGCAGGGCACGTGCAGCATATTGAACTGCACAAAGTGGTTGTAGTAGATTTCGCTCATCAGCGCAAAGTTTTTCTTGCCGTCGATGGTGCGCATGTCAATGTTCTGATTGGTGTAATGCTCCAACTGGCGCATGATGGCTTCGAGCAACTGCACGAAATACATTTTGCACGTGCCTTCAAGTTTGATCAGCACCTTGCCCTTGGCCGAAAGCTTTACGATGTGAGTCTTCGCGGTCATACAATCAGTTTGTTGAGCAGTTCAATCTTGTCATTGATTTGTTGCAACTCCTGCGCGTTCTCTTCCCGGCTCTTCAGGCTAAGCCCACGCCGCATTTCGCTCTCGATCAAGTGTCGTTTATCGGTGAGCGTGTTGCGCTGCATGATGCGAAGCTTTCGAAGAGTGTGAATGCAGTTTTGAAGCGCATCTTTCTTTTCGTTGAGGCTTTTACGGTAAGTAATCTCAGCATCCTGCGTGGCCGCGCGTTGCAGCCTGGTGGTGTACACCGGTATTTCGCTTTCCAGCTCTACCTGCAACACCACTTGCTTACCAATACGCTCGTCGATAGAGGCAAACAGTTCATCTAATTCCTGCATCGATGTTTTCATTGGCAAGGGCATTTAATCCATTCAAAAATTTGTAACAGCATCATCAAGAATGCGCCTCCGATCAGAGCGCCAACAGCAAACACTGCCACGGTCTTTGAGGTAATGGTAGATTCGCATGGGTCGGCTTCAAGTAGCCTGCCGGTTTCCATTTCCGACATCCTTGCGGCTTCATCAAAATATCCGCAGGCAACCACCGTCTGCATAATACTGTCAAGCATTTCACAGCGCTGCTTTGAGGCTATGGCGGCATCAGCTTTATCGGCATCACTGAAATGGTCGTCCATCTCGATGCCGCTGATGATGATCTCTTCGGTTTCCTTTTCGTCGCGCAGCCAGGTGAGCTGCTCTTTGATTAGTTTGTTCATGGTTATCGTGGATTTGGAGTTTGAATTCTATTTTGCACGGGTGGCACCTCTTCGGTGATCACGATCTCAAAGACCTGACCGATCAGGCCACGGTAGTAAGGCAGTTTATCACCTTGCATGCGGTTGTATTGAGGGCGTAACGTGGTGAACAAATCACCCAGTGGCTTCTTGAAGATCAGCATCATGTAGAGCGAGTCGAACTTCAGATTGTACTTTCCGTTGTCGGTGTCGTAGTCGTAAAACTCCTTCGTCAACTGGTCCATGTGGATGCTCAGCGCCGCTATCAGCATGGCATGCGTTACCGGCTTGCCCTCTTTACCTGCAAGCTTGGTGTAGGTATGCGAGAATTTAATTTTAGGATTACCCATTGCTCACCTCCTTCAATTCAGATATTCCTCTGCTGCCCTTAGCGATGTTTTGAAGCTGACTTACTACCATTTCAAGGGCCTGTTCCTTGGTCATGCCAGTACGCTTCAACTCTGCAATCTGCTTACGCACATCGTGGCGGCGTATGTCACGAAGCATTGCAACCATATCGTTGAATTGCTTCGCTCTGATTTGGCTTATCTCTATCTTTTTCATTTACGCTGCCATTTTTAAGCCCTTCACTCCAAACATGCGCACCACTTCATCACCGGTGATCTTGCGGCCTTCCTGCTTCTGAAAATCTTTGATGTCGGCAATCCACTGGCTCAGCTTATCGAGGTCTTTGCACTCATGCACGATCACGTTGATGGCTCCTTTGTTGGTGATGCCTTCACTTACACAGATGTCAACCACTTCCTGCTCGCTCACTTCGCTAAGAAGCTCCACGTTACCAAAGAAGCGCCTGCGCAGCTGAGGGAAGCCTGCGCGTTGCTTTCCGGCAAGCAGGTCCAGTTTGTTCACCAGGCCAAAGCCGCAGATCACCATGGCACCTTTACCCTGCACCACATCACACACGTCTTTAATCACCGCATAAACAGCCGGGCGAACCTGCTCCAACTCATCGATCATGATCAGGATACCGCGCTGATTGTTTACCTTCTTTCCGATGGCCTGAATCTTCTGATGAATCCCTCTGAAGTTTCCAGCGATTCCCATTTCATTCAGGATAGCTTCCACCAGATCGTTGGCGCTCATGTTGCGAGTCGCCTTCACGTATATCGCGTAGCTGAATTTCTTAGCCACTCTTTCCAAGGCAAAGGTTTTGCCCTGGCCGGTAGGTCCATCGATGATGTAGCGAATGGCTTTGCGCTGAGCCTTGCGGCATATCTTCTCGATGCGCGTAAAGTTTCGCAGCGATGGCCATAGCAGCCCACCATCGAATTTTATTTCAAGAAAGTCGGCAAGCTTGTGAAAGGTATTGTCGCCGATGTTACTATCTACGTCTCTGCCTCCTGCGCTGATGGTGTATTTGCCGAGCTTTATCTGGCTGATGTAAGCCGCATTTACTTTGCTGGCTTCCGCAAGTTTATTCTGGCTGCGGTCTGGATTGTTGGGGTCGATCCATGCGTTTACTGCATCGGTCACCATCTGCTTGTGTTCACGAGTTAGCTTTTCCATGAGTGTTTGATTTTTATGTTGATAATTTGTAGTTGCGTTTAAAATCCTTTTTTGTGCTTGTACAGCGGACCAATCGGAAGGCCTACAGAGTCCACCAGTATTGCCTTTTCTACAGGCTTCACCGGCTTGACATCATCCTTCTTGCACGATGAAAAGAGAGTGGCTAATAGAATAAGCATTAAGGATGCCTTACAGCGAAGTAGCCTATCTATTTCAGCAGCGATAAGAGCGCCAGCCTTTGTAAGTTCACGCACACGCTCATCAAAATTGTTGCCTGCTTCTAAATCGTCTACGTTAGGAGATGGCTTCCACATCGATTTATTAAAAGGCCATTCAACTGGAATTTCTAAGCCAGAAAATGAATAATCACGTTGCTCTTCTGGTACTGCATAGCATACAGCCGCCATTGCAAGTTCATTATCAATGTACTGGTCGTCGTGTTCATCGGTCCATCCTTCTTGATCAATTTGTCTTTTTCTTTCTTCGACAATTAGTTCTGCTCCTGTTTTCATATTTTGTAAGTTGGGGGTTAAAAGTTTTCGTCATCATCATCTTGCGGGCCGTCCAGTCCAAGCTCAAGGCGGTCTAGCTTCACACCTTCCGGCAGTGGCTCCGGCACTTGCGATAGGTTAAAATCATCGCCCTGAATTTTCTGGTTGAGTAGGTAAGCGTTTGCCGCCTGAAGCACCTCTTTGTCGTAGGCGTTAGCCTTGATCACCGGCGTGTAGGTACCGCTCTTCTTGGTGCTTTCTACCAGCTCTTCAAAGTCGCTCTGCACCATAGCGCGCTGCATCTTCTTGCGGTCTAAATGTTGTCCAAGCTCTGCACGCTCGCCTTCGTAGTAGTCGGCAACGGCCATGTGGAATTTACGCTTAGGCAGTGCGGCCATGTGCATGCCTTTCCATTGTAAAGGGTTGCCTTGCACGTAGAGCAGCAATTCATTGGGTTGTCCGTTGGTCCAAAGTTTAGGGTTCGGTTCATAGCGTACAGTGAATTTTTCGCCAATGAATTGCTTGCGGAATGCCGGTTCTTCAATGTCATAAGTGAATGGTTTTCCGATCGTGATTTCTATGCCGTTATTGGTGAATTCATATTCCTGATGCACGAATGTGCTTACCATCTTAGGCTTGCCTTCCACCATCGTGCGCACCTGTTTGTTTTGTCCAGGCATCGCATAGAAGGCTTCAATGTCAATGGCCTTGGTGAATTCACGTTGCCTGTGCTGTGTGGATGCTACACTCTTGCGATAGAATTCAAGTGGAGACAAGTTGCCCAGGAATGGGCGCGGCATATTGTTGGCTATCGTAAAGTCTTCAATCAGTTGGTCCATTGCATTTTCGGCAAGAGGAAGCTTACCGTTTTTCACAGCCAGCGCCAGAGCTTCGCGGTTAGGCTGGTTATCAAGTGTCTTAGCAAAAGGGTTGGCAGTAAATCCGACATTGAACTTTTGCACGTGATTGTTGAACCACGCAAAGTATCCTTCCACTACTTTGCTTCGGGCATTTCCGGCAGTCGCAGGGAAAGCAACAATGCTCATGGCATGAATAGCGTGCTGTGAGCGGTAACTTTGTATCGCGCTGCTGTTGTCGTATTGCACCTGATGCGGCAGCTTGCCGCTCACCAGGGCTGCACTGCGTAGCGCTCCGATCACGGCCTCCGTGTTCTCTGTTTCGCTCAGCCAAAATCCAAGCACGCAATGGCTCGCCGCATCCAGCACGATAAAGATGTTCCAGCGGAAGTACTTGCCTTTGTCGAGGTGCTGAAAGTAGTTGTGTATCGGTGTGCCGTCGATTACCCACAGTGCATTTGCAAAGCTCGCGTTGATCCGCTCAGTCACCGGCTCAAATACATTGCGGTATTGCTGATATCCGTGGCGCGACTCATACCATAGCGGCTTAATGCCTGGCTTGAATAGAAAAGCCCGAATGGCATTCACAGTGATAAGTGCCTTTTTATCCCAGTGACCAAACTTTATCATTTCGTTGGCCTTGCGGGTGTAGAAATCGAATGTCTGCTCTACCGTCAGCTTGGTCTCGCCATCCGGGTTGGCATAGAGTTGCACCAATAGCGCCTGCTGATCGTTGTCTATCTTCAGCGCGTTGTCATTGTTCACCCGCTTGCTCACCAGGCTTTCCCAGGCTTGCTGCGCAGTAATGTTTCCTTTAGCCGCCTGTTGAAAGGGCTTTAATTTCTTGTTAAGACCTGCCAGCCCGGTGCATTTCCAGCTTGGCCACTGCCGTGCCTCAGCTAATTTTTTAAGCTCACCAATGGCGTCAGTGTAGTAGGCTGGCTTATCGGTAAATCCAAGGGCACGTACCTCAGTCGGTTTTATGGTAGCAAGCTTTTGGAGGATATGCGCCTGCTCTGCCTTTGCTTTCGCATGGTGCGCGCGCGTAGCACCTTTGGTTTGTTTGATGTCCTTGTGTTGTAGGAAGAAATTGTAAGAAGCCTCACTGAAACCAGATTGACGAGCGATTTCACTTGAAAGACATTCTTTTTTAAGCGAGTCTATTGATGGCATTCCCTTCTCTTGACGGGTCGCTTCAGGAATACTCTCGTAGGCGATTAACACTTTCCGTCCATCTGAAGGATCAGAGATATTTGCGTAGGATGCTTGTGCTCCTTCTCGGTAATGGTTTAATTCTTTCTTTAAGAAATTAGCAGAGAACCATTTTGTTAGTTCTTTGAATGACAAATACAATATGTTGTCAATGATTACCATCTACCGATTGGGCATTTAGCGTCAATCACTTTGGTCTTGGCTTCCATATCACAGCCGCAGTTTTTGCAGTACTTCTGTTCGCGAAGTCCGGGGCCTACTGCGTTCTTGTTGTCAGGTCGTGGTGTCACATCGCAGAGCAGGCAATCAGCCATGCGTAGGTTGCTTAGCTTTTCAGTGTCTTCCTTTAGCATTCCAACCTTGCTGATGGCTTTGTTGAAATGGCCTTCGATGATCTGGCCGATTTGTTTGAAGTCGCTCATGCTGCTTGTAGTTTGCTTTCACGAGCAGCCTTGCGCTCCCTTCTTTTTTCTTCGCGTGCAGCCAGTCGCTCACGGTTCTCAAGCAGATCGCTGAATGTTTTCTGAATGTTGTGGTGATCGTAGCGATGCCCCGCAACCACCATGCGCACAGTGCTGGGACTTATGCAGACTAGCTCCGCTACACGCGTGTAGTCGCCTTTTTCACAACTTTTTTGGATTTCTCGGAAAGTTTTCATTAATCTTTGTGTGCTGATTATGGCACAATTATACTTATTTAGTATATCGAAGCAAAGAAAATTATACTTTTTTTGAATAAAGCGCAGATTGATAGGATTAAGCAGGCTAGGGAGCAAACTGGCTTGAATCAGCAGGAAGCTGCAAAGCTTTCCGGGTTGATTCAGAAGGATATTAGCCTATTGGAGGCCGGTAAAAAGAAGTTTATACCGACTGAGTATATACAATTTTTGTATAAGAAGGGTGTGGACTTAAATTGGTTGCTAGCAGGCGTTAAGACACCAGACGCTTCATCAATTATGGTGTCGGAGCCTCAAGTGCCTTATTTAATCAGCGGTGATTCAAAGAACCAAACGCAAATACCAATAACCGACATCAAGGCCGCTGCTGGTAGCGGATACATCAATAGTGAGACATTAAGATCAAGTGATTTCGTTAACCTTCCATCCAACCTTGTAAAGAGCGGGCACTACTTGTGCATCAGAATAAAGGGCCATAGCATGAGTCCTACACTTCAAGATGGTGGTTTCATGATTATTCGTTTGCTCGAAAAGGCAGAGTGGCGAAATCTTACTTCAGATCGTGTCTATGTTGTGTGCGATGCAGAAGGTCACACCTATTTGAAACGGCTGCGCAACAGGTTTGCCAGTGGCTTCATCGTTCTCACTAGCGATAATCCTGATAAGTCCAATTTCCCCAATTTCAATTTGAGTGAATCAGAGATCGTGAGCATCTGGTATGCCGATTGGTATCTGAGTGCCAAGATGCCAAACGTACATGATCAATTTTATAGCAAGGTCGAGCGCCTTGAAAACTCAGTCGAAGATTTATCGCGAAAATTTGACGAACTTATTGAACCTAAACTCAAGAAGCCATGAGAAAATTTGTTGTACTGACAATACTTGCAATATCGATTATCTACTTTGCTGTTACTTACAACAGTAATGTCGTTACAAAAGCACCTGAAAACAGTTCGGAATTCGTTGTAACAAAAGCAAAGGAATCGAAGCTCCTTTCTAACGGTGAATTTCTAAAGAGAATAAAAAAAGAATCAGAGGTTAAAGATGCTGTTATTACCGAAGTAAAGGTTCTTTACGTGTCAGTTATTGACGATGGAACTAAAAGGGATGGACTCGCTGAATATTTTTGTGGATTAGTAAAAGAAAGCGCGGTAAACGTAGATCGTGTAAAGATCGTCAAAGCACGGTCTAATTATGATAGCAATCCTTCTGGATATGGTGTTGTTCTAGGGCAATGTTGGTGCAAATAAAATTGAGGGTAACCTAAAACGGTAACCTAAGGGGTAACCTAATTGATAATCAAAGTTGTCAGAAAGGTATTTAAACGGTGTTTGCTTGGTTGGTAATGGGCATTAAAGTGCAAATTTTGGTATTTTGGTTTTGTGATCGCAAAAATTGAGAGTTTGCCAAAAAACCGCTTAAACAAACTGCAATGGCAATATTTTAACCAATCCTCGCAAATTTTCTCCGCGCAAAATTTTAATACTTTGGTTCTGTACCCCCTAGACTGTTCCTTTGACAGTTGATTGACGCCGGCGATCTGCATCGCTTTCGCATTGGCAAACCCGGCATGACCACTCGCGTGCGTAAGAAAAACGGGATTGTTGGGTGACACCGCACTTAACAACTCGTGCGTCTGAAATCCCTTCACCACCTTATCCGGTTTTGAATCCCATTTGTCCTGATGCCAGCCGCGCCCGATGATCCACTCGCCCGGCTGAACTTTCGCTACCGCCTCTTTTACTTTCTCCACCATCTCGGCATAGCTTTTTATATTTTCAAGATTCAGCGTAAGCTCACTAAATCCAAGACCGATCAAATGGCCGTGCCCTTCGATGAATCCGGGCGTCATGGTTTTTCCTTTCAAATCGATCCGTAGCGTTTTGCTTCCCGCAAAATTTTCGGCTTCCGCCAATGAACCGGCAAAAAGAATTTTCTCGCCTTTCACTGCCACCGCCTCCACCTTGTCGTTGGCCTCGTCGCCGGTGTAGATCGTTCCACCCGAGATCACTAAATCCGCTTCAGGGTTTTTAGGGCCACAGCCGATGACAAGAAGGGCGAGCAGGCATACAAGGAGATGTTTCATGACGTTATGGTATTTCTTAAAAATAGAAAGATTCACTTTATCTTCGAACGATAATTATATGCTATGAAAAAATTATTCGTGTGTAGTCTGGTCTGCATGGCTTGTTTTTCTTCGCTACACGCCCAGCAA